TAAACAAGTTGGTGCTAGATCTGATAAAAGTGCCTTAAGATTTCCTAGAGTTTCTACATTTAATAGACCAGCTCCAGCAGCACTACCCAAAACATTTACACTTGCTGTTACTAATATTGGTGGATCACATTATGTGTTCAATGGTTCTGATAGAGGAGCTGATCATGTTGATGCACAAGATCCAGTAATCAATTTGAATCAAGGTGATACTCTAATACTTACATTTAATATTTCTGGAACTCATCCATTTTGGATTAAAACAGTAAGAACAACAGGAACATCTGGTGGAGTCACAACAGGAACCATTACAAACAATGGTCAGCAGTCATCTAATCTAACATGGGATACAAATGGAGTAACACCAGGAACTTATTGGTATATTTGTCAGTTCCATCTTTCAATGGCTAACTCTATCATTGTAACTTAGAGCATAAATAAACAAGAGCACTAGTATTTACTGGGAATAAATGGCTGATCGTTTTCCGTTAATTGTCAATTCTGTATCAAAGAAGATTGAAGAACTGGTATCAGGTGACAATCTGGATCTTACTGGCAATGGTATCATTGTTAGTGGAGACACTGGTGCAAGTAAATATTTGACCAGTAATGGTACGACAGTTTTCTGGGATAGTCCTGGCGATGTTTATCTAACACAGAACCAAACAGTTACTAATAAAACTTTTGAAACTTGTATAATTTCTGGTTCTCTAAACACAATTACAAATATTCCAAACGCTTCATTATCAAACAGTAGTATTACTATTAATGGTTCTGCAATCAGTCTTGGAGGAACCGTAACCACACCCGATAACAATACAACATATTCTGTTTCTGCTGTAGATGGTGCTAGTGTTTCTGAAAAAATTATTAGATTGACATCTGGTGGTAACGCTGGTGCAGGTGTTGATGATGATGTCACTCTAGCAGTAGGACCTCCTGCATCTGTTCCAGCTGGATCAAATGCATTAACTTTATTCTTAGATAGATCTGGAGATGTTCTCACAGTCAGTGGACATGTTAATGATAGTGATACTATCACCACACTAAGTGCTCCTGGCGGAACTGCAACTTCTGGAGCTCTCAACTTCACATCAACTGGTGCTGCTACAGTTTCTATGACTGGTAGCACTATCAATGTTAGTGCTCTTGATACTGATACTAAAACTAAAATTCGTGCAGGATCTGGTGGTACATACGGTCCTGCGGATACAACAACAGGAAAATTTACATTCTTAGATGGCACAGGAACTACAGTTGCTGCTGGTGTTGATGGTAGTGGTGATCCTACTATTACATATGAATCTACTGATACTGTTACTAGAATTAGAGGTGGGTCTACAGGATCTTACGTTCCATCTTCTGGTGGAACTACACAATCTGACGTTACCATTACAGGTGGATCTGGAGGTAATGTAACTGTAAGTCAAGTAGGAAATACTATTAGTATTGATAGTGTAGATACTAACACTGTTACTAAAGTTGGTAGTGATAATAACGGAAGTCCTATTTCACCACAGGCAGGAGATTTTATATTCAAGCAAGCTGGTGCTACAACCATTAGACAAACTACAAATAATAGTGGTCAAGTTGAAATTGAAATTGACTCTTTAAACAGTGATACAGGTGCTAGTTTAGATGCTGATCCTGTTGGTGGTTTAGTATTATCAGGAACAGATTTCCAATTAAAAAATTATAATAACTTGACTGGAAACAAATTAGTAAAGTGGGACTCTGGTAACAATCAATTATCAAATAGTATCATTGATGATGATGGAACCACAGTAACTATAGGTGGAGATTTAGTTGTTAGTGGAACTCAAACAATTCTGAATACTACAACACTTCAGGTAGAAGATAATATTATTGAATTAAGAAAAGGAAACTCTATCACAGGTGCTGATGGTGGTATTCAAGTAAACAGAATTACTGATAGTAGTGGAGTTGTTACTGCATATCAAGGATTTCAATGGCATGAGAGTGGTGGATATTGGAGATCTTGGGATGGATCTGTTGATAATAGATTTGTTACAGAAAATGAAACTCAAGTTCTAACAAACAAAACTTTAACCAATCCAACATTTACAACACCAACACTTGGTGCTGCTTCAGCAACTTCTATTAATGGATTAGAGATTACATCTACAGCTTCTGCTATTCTTGAAATACAATCTGGTAAAAAAGTTGATATTGATAGAGATCTAACATTTACATCTGACAATCTTACAAGTAATGTAAACGTAAACTTTAGAGTAGGTGGTGATGTAGTATATAAATCTGATACTCTCGCGTCATTATCATCTACAACTTCTACTCAACTTCGTACTTTAATTAGTGGTACAACTGGTACTGATGATCTTGTATTCCAAACCAGTCCTGTTATCTTAACTAGTTTAGTAACTACATCTACTGGTTTTGCTTTAATTAATTCTGGTGCTCAATCAATTCAGTTCGGTGGAGCTGCAACTGTAATTGAGATCGGTAATCAATCAGGTACTACAACAATTAGTGGTGATACAGTTGTAGAAAAAGATCTTACTGTTGGACAAGCAAATACTGATATCTTTACATGTAATGCTAGAATTGATATTGTTAACTCTGACATTTTAATCAGAGGTGGATCTACTGATCCAATGACTGTTGGTAGAGGAAACGGTGCAGTCGCTACGAACACTGCAGTGGGTAAACAAGCACTGTCTTCTGTCAGTTCTGGTTCTCAAAATACAGCTACTGGATATGAAGCTTTACTAACCGCAAATACTGGTGCTGGAAACGTTGCATATGGATATCATACTTTAAGATCCAATGGTGTTGGGAGCAACAACATCGCAATTGGTCGCTCTGCAATGCTCAGTAATCTTTCTGGAGATAGCAATACTGCACTGGGATCTAATGCATTAGAATCAAATACTGTGGGAGATGCAAACGTCTGCATTGGATTCTATGCTGGTTATAATTGTAGTGGTAGTGGTAATGTTCTAATAGGTCCTGCTGATAGTAGTAATCCAGTCAATGATGTTACCTATACTCCACCTAGTGCTGGTGGAGATAGACAACTTATTATTGGATCTGGTACTGAATACTGGATCAAGGGAGATCAAAACTTTGATGTCACTTTGAACAATGATGTCACAGTTAACAATAGTTTGACAGTCAAAGGAGATTTTATTGTCAATGGTGTCACAACCACAGTTCAGTCTAACGTATTAGAAATCGCAGATAAAAATATTGAACTTGCAAAGGTAGTTAGTACAACATTTACATGTACAACCACTGATGGATCTGCAAACATCTCTTCCATCTCACCAACTCTAGGATTGATTCCTGGCATGGCAATTACCTCTAACACTGCTGGTGTTACGGTTCCTGGCAATACAACAATTGTAAGTATCACTGGTAACGTTGCGACACTTTCTAACAACGTAACAGGATCTGGTACACCAACTTTCAGTGCGATAGGTCCTTCCGACACTGCAGCTGATGGCGGTGGTATTATTCTGAAGGGTTCTCCAAGTGACCATACATTTACATGGTCTAATGCTACTGATTCTTGGCAGTCCTCTGAGGACATGGAACTTGCTGTCGGTAAGACATATAATATTATTGATGGTGCTGGAAATGCACGTCAAATGATAAGCTTGACTCAGATAGGACCTACTGCTGGAACTGGTGTCGTTGCGACCCTTGGCACTGGTGTTACTGGATCTTCTCTAACTTCTGTGGGAACTCTTGCATCATTAACAGTCAGTGGAGGTGCAGATATAGGTAGTTTCACAGCTTCTGAATCAATATTTGATAATAATGTAGCTATAGGAGGAACTCATCCTTGGACTGTAGCTGGTAGTGGTTTTAATAACTTGTCTATCTCTGGAGACGATAATACTAGTTCGGGATTCATAAACTTAGGTGCTGGTGCAACAGTAACAAATGCTGATTTTGATTTAGGAAGAATAAGATTTTGGAATAATAACACAGAAGTTGCACAAATTGCAGGAACAACAGGAGATAGTAATGATGATACTGGTAGACTTTCTTTCTATTCAAAGAAAAATACAGGGTCATTAACTGAAAGACTTCGCATCGGACATGATGGTAAAACAAAATTAATTACATCATTAACAACTGATTATCTTGAATATGGTAACAACCCAAGATTATGGTTGAAATGTCCTGATGGAATAAATGGATTAAGAATTGACGCATCTACTACACCTCTTGAGATTAAGAATAGTGGTGCCAATGGTAAATCTGTTTCTGTTGATAGTAATTTTAATCTCAATATTAATGGTGACTATGAATTAGCTGCTAATGACTTTGATGGTTCTGGAAAAATATTCTTAAATGCAACAAGACATAATGGTAGCACCACAGTAACAGCATTCCAGACATCAATACAGGCAGTCGCAAATTCAAATGCTAATAATGATGGTTATCTTGGTTTAGGTTCTTCTGCAACTCCTGATGAAATAAAGATCCATACAAATGGACAAGTTGATATTGGAACAGCTGGAACATTAAGAGCAATAATAAATCAATCTTCCAATAATGGTCATTATTTTGCATCACAGTGTGATGATAATAGCAATGGATTTGAGGTATATCAACTACATGGAGTCACATCAACTAGAAAAAGTTTTGTTGTAGCTGCTAATACTGGAGCCAGTGGTGCTAAGGAAGACCAGTTCTCTGTTCGTGGAGATGGAAATATATTGGTCAATGCACCAGCTTCAAATGCTCCTGCTCATTCTGTACATATTAGAAATGGTTTCTTGAGATTACAGGCTGGAAGTCAAGCGTTTGCTGACTTCTCACAACAAGTTGGTGTTGAATGGTCTCAGGAAGATGGTAGTGATGTACAAGTTGGTAAGATTGTAATGAGAAGAGATGCTTGGGGTGGTGCTCCTCATAACATGGACTTCTATACAAGAAATTACAGTAACTCAGTACTCAGAGCTCTCATATTACATTATGACCAAAATGCAACTCTTACAGGAACTTTAACTCAGAGTGGTTCTGATATCAGATTAAAAGAGAATATAAATCAAATTCCTGATGCTTTAACTAAGGTTAATTCTTTAACTGGTTTTACATATAATTGGAATGAGACAGCTCAGGATCTAGGATATAAAGGTGGAGATCATGATGATTTACAAGTTGGTTTATCTGCACAAGATGTTGAGAAAATTCAACCAGAAGTTATCAAACCTATGGGAGCAGATCCTAACTATAAAACAATTCAATATGAAAGATTAATTCCCTTATTAGTGGAGAGTATAAAAGAACTTTCTGCAAAGAACACTGCCCTTGAAGCAAGAGTTGAGGAGTTAGAAAAATAGATGACAACACTAATAATAATTGCAATATTAATAGCAGCTACAGGTTGGATGATAAGATATTACGACCCACATAACTAATCTTATACATATATAATGTTAGTGAATGAAGACAGATGAATAAATTAAAATGGATTTCTGTTGGTATTGTTGGCAGTCTTTTTGCTGCATCACATATCGGAATGATTGGATATATTGCTACAAGACAAACAGAACCACCACTACCATCAGTGGATTTACCTGTAGGTCCTTACACATCATATAAAGTGAGTGTATCAGACGAAGGATATGCTATATCATATAAAGCAAATGATCCCAAAACAGCATACATCACTAAAGATATTAAAGAGAAGGCAGGTTTCTTAGGACTTGCAAGCAACACAACTAAAGTTGCTGAAGAATACTTTATGGATGGTCAGACCAACCAAGGTGGTGCAGTATCAAATCACAGATCATGGTTAGATCAGAAACCAGGTTTGACTCATGAACAAGCAGCAGAGATAAGTGCTGAAAGAATTGCATGTATCAAAGCAATAGGATCAGGAGAAGGCACAGGTAGAGTAGTTGGTACTAGCATTGGAGCAGCTGCAGCACCTAGTCTTAGCACTATACCATTCGTAGGATGGGTAGCAGCAGGATGGGTAGCGATGTTTGGTGGTAACCAAGGTGCAGAGATAGGTGGTAACATGGCAGAAGATATGAGTAAGGATTGTTGATAAATAGAACAGCAAATAAAATATCATGGCAGAAACAAAGAAAGTTGCCGAGGAAAAACCAAAAGGTATCATCGGCAAGATTAAAGAAGCAGTTGATGATAAAGAAGAGCAACTAGCATACCTAGCAACACTAATAAGAGTGATCGTTCTTGTGTGGTCCGCAGGAATTTTAACTTTGAACTACGTTAAAATACCAGGTTATGATGCAGGAGAAAAGATTGATCCAACTTTCATAGCTTCGGTCTTCACAGGCACTTTAGCTACTTTTGGCGTCCAAACGGGAGGTAAGAAAAAGAATGCTGCTGGTGGTGGAGATGCAAACATATCTAAAAAGGATATGGAGTTTCTTATTGCCAAGGCATCAGAGACTGCACCCGCACAAACTATCAGGATTGAATCAGCTCCTGTAAAAATTGTTCCAAACGACAAATAAAATCATGCAAAAAATTATTAATGTACTTGCTATTTCGTCTTTCGTTATATGTCTTTCCGCTGTTGGCGGTGGCGTGTATCTTTATACTCAAAAGGATGCCATCATAGAGAATGTTAAAAGTAAAGTAATGAAATCTGTCATGCCTAGTATAGGTGGCGGTATTACTGACGCTATACCAAAAACTACAGGTCCTGCATTACCATCTCCAAGCACTGGACTTCCATTATAATGAGTGAGATACCCGAAATCGGGGTACAAAATATAAACATACCTAGCATAGAAGCACCTGGCATATACAACTATGTTCCACATACAAAGGTATATCCTTTTATATTAAACATAGGTTCACCTGTTGTGAACATGCCAGGTTGTGTAAAGTTTCACCCTGATGCAGCAGACAATAGAGAAACCCCTAACCTAAAGGAAGAAGATTCCAATGGGACTAGGGTTCTTTGTGATGCAGACTATCCAACGTATGATGCGATGGATTACACACCAGAAGATTTATTAATACAAGTAGATACACCACCACCTGTTG